CTGGCAATCACCACGAAAGGTTTTTCAGCAGTTTGCAGTGTTCGGTTAATTCTTGCAATCTACCATATATATATATTATTACAAGGTTTAAAGGTAACTATGAGTAACTAAAAATGTAACCCGCCCATTTTCATGTACTGTTTATTTCAAAAGCGAGTTAAAAAATACTAATTATTGACCTGTTGTGCCATCAGTTGGTTTTGAATAACCAGGGAAAGTTTCTGCCATTAATGCATCAAGAGTAAAGCCTTCTACCAAATCAGATGCAACTTGGTATGGCTCACCCCCGAATTGAGTATCAACAACGGGATTCATTGTCGTTAAAGTCATAACGTCGTTTGAATCAGTTTCGTTGTTAGTGTTTGTACCCAACGTCTTGTTTCCTTCGATCATTGTCCCGTTAGCAAAGGCATAATAGATTTTATGTTGCTTATCCAATGTTTGTGTCACAGCGATCGCCGCTACGTGCGCTTCTTTTTCACCATCAACAAAGCCTTTGCTCGTTGTTTGGATTTTACCAAGCAGCTTTTGCTTAGCTTCAAATCCTAGATCAAGCATTGTAAATTCGGCTGTTGGATATGAACGAGCCTTAGTTGAACGTTTGGCCTTATTGTTTGAGTATTGCAAAGTTGGTGCAGTACCCAAGTTCTGAATTTGAATTTGAGTAGCACCTTCAGCAGTGGCATCTTGATGGCCGTCTGCTTCATAGATACCTGTGTCGCTCAAACCATCAGCGCCTTTTATTAATTGACCTGTTGCATTGTCAATTAATCCGAAATATGAGGTAACAATACCTTGTGTTGCCATGAATTAATCCTCCAAAATATAATTTTTTTCAAAATAAAAGACCTTAGTGACTTGATTAGTCTTCGGGTCATTGGTATGTGATTTAGATTGGGTTGTTTGCCAATCGTTTTGTTCTAATAGCCTTGCTAATGATATTTCTGTATCAAGAATTGGTTTGGTAAAGTTAATTCCGTAAAATATCTGTACTTCAACACCATAATTCATGTTTCTAAAACGGTTGTTGGCTCTCTTGTCCAAGTCATGAACCGTTTCGGTCACAAGAACTACTGTTGAGGTGACATTTTCGAGATATTCTTCATCGATACTTGTTACAAAAACAACATCAGCAAAACTCATTGCTTCTATGAGTTCTTGAACTTCAAAAATGGGTAGTATCATCAATTACCACCTTTCAAAAGTCGTTGATATTCAGCATATTGAGCCGCTAACACAGCTTGTCGAGAACTACGCCTAGCATCTTCAACAAAGTGATCACCTGGAATAAATTTTGTCCCATCATTTAATAATCTTGCTATACGACCATGGTTTATACCTTTTTTAGTAAAACCAACTAATGAGGTACCATCACGAATGTAATCAATATTTGTTCCAGAAACTTCAATTGAATCAGCCAAGTGAGTTACCTTACTAGTGTCTTTATGATTTTCATCATAATGTTTATCTTTAGTAATCTCATGGAGCCTTGTTTTGTAGACTTCCGCTCCAACTAACGTAATTTTTTGTCTCTGCTTAACGTTAGGAACTAATTTGTTCACATCACGTAGCCATTGATCTAAAGCATCATCAAGTTCCATCAAATGCCCCCAGTGGTTCTTTAGTAATAGTGATGTAGTCAAACGAAACCGGTGTATTACTTTCATCAGATGAAATATATTTGATGTCGTGAACCTTACCAGTTTTTACGAAGCGAACTTTCAAGTTCTCTGTAAGGCTCTCATTGTGCCGTACAGAAATTATTTTAGTTTCTTGTATACTTGTACCAAAAATAGAATCAGATTGCGTAATCGAGCGACTACGTGGCGCATATCGCATTTGGCTAGTAGAGGACACGAAGCTAGGTACTTTTTGTCCTGTGTTTTTGTTTAAAACAGATTTAACAGTTCCAAACTCAACTTTTCCAATAAAATTACTTGGTTTTAATTTTCCGCTAACCATTAGTTCCGACCACCTTCCATCTGATTTTGTTCAGCATGTACTGATAAGACTTAGGATAAGCAATTTGTTGACCAGATAAAGCACCACGATTATAGTAATTGAAATCAACTAATGTTCTAACTGCTTGATTGAATATTGGTAATTTGCGATATATTTCAATATCGATAGTACTGTCGATTGAACCGCGAGCATCTTCTTCAGCATATCCAATCAAACTCTTAAGAACATCATCATCACCATCAATAGCTAAATAGTCTTGCATATCACCAACTGTGACACCTGTTGATGTTGAAGGCGCACGAGGTGAATTTGTTTCATCTGCCATGAATTACTCCTTATTCGCCACTGCCAGATGCAGGAGTAGCTGTGTTAGTAATAAAGTAACCAGCTTTGTCATCAGCTTGCTTAACGCCAAATCGGAAAGCAGCACCTAGGTAACGGCCATAAATTTTGCTGTCTTCCCAAGCCAAAGTAATTTCTTGACGGTTAGGGAATAGAACACCACGCTTTGTGTCACCGATAAATGCTTTTTGGTCACCAGCGTTACCAAATAGTTCATCACCAATCACATAAACCGGTACTCCCAGCAACGTCTTTCCGGATGCTTGTGCTAATGATGCAGTTGATTCTTGAAGTAAGTAACGTCCGTTCTTATCTTTCAATGTGTCAACGGCATTGTAGAATGATTGGCTAGCAATAATAACACGTGCATAAGCTGGATCTAAATCAACATTCAAAATGTGCTTTACTTGGTCAGCTAATGTATCACTCGTAGTTGACTTAGCAGTAAATGCTTGCAAAACTGGTGCAATCAAGGCGTTATAAGTGTTAACCTTCTTTTCACCGATTGATTGACCAACCAATGCTGTCAAATCGACTTGTGTGTCAGCAATTGATTCTTCTGAAAGAGGAATTGCACCACGATAAGTATCGACAGACCAGTCTACTTCCTTGAAAGTAGGTTCAGCTAAAGCTGGGTTTTCTGCTAATTCCTTAACAGAATTGAAACGATCGGTTGCACGTTGCAGAATAGGATACTTACCACTTGGAGTAGTAACTGGTGTCTTGTTAACCAAAGTTGACAAGTCAACAACTGAGTTAACTTCAGCAGATGGATCATAAATAATTTCCTCTGGGATTAATACACCAACTTCTGACGATGTTACCTGTGAAGCAACTGCATCAGAAATTTTTGCACCACGCGAATGAATGAAATCATTAATACCTTGCTTTTTTGCAGCAAGTTCAGCGGCTTTATTGTCCAAAATATTAGTCTTTTTACCAGGCTTTTTAGGCTCTGGCTCAACGTCTTCAAAGCTCTTGAGTTGAGAGTTCAAAATATCACGGCGTGTCTTAGCGTCCGTTAAGTCATCTTGAGCCTTCTTAATATCTTCTACTGAAGCAGAATCATCTTGAACCATGTTGTTCAATTTAGCATTCAAATCAGATGCCTTGGTGCTAGCGTCACGGAATGCCGCTTGTAGTTGTTCTTTAGTCATATTTTTCTCCTTATTTACGTAAAATAGCCAACTTAGCTTGCACGAGTTTGTCGTGTTCACTTGGTTGACTATCAGTTGCGTTAGTTTTCAATTTTTGATTTTCACCAACCAAATCTTTGATACGATTGATGATTTTGCGAGGTAGTACATCGCTAACCGAATTAGTGACTGGCTCTTTTTCAAAAGTCATTACTTCGTCAACTAATCCAAGTTCTAATGCATCGTCAGCATTAATCCACGTCTCTTTATCCATCAAAGCAAGGAACTCATCAACTGGACGCCCTGTTTTTACAGAATACGCCTTAGCTATGGCCTTGTCGGTGGATTTTAGCGCGTTAGATGTTTTATCCAAGTCATTGTGGTTACCACCTGCATAAGTTGACGCATTATGTATCATTAGTTGAGCAACTGGCGAAATTTGAACAGTATCACCAGCCATTGCAATAATCGATGCAGCACTATAAGCTGAACTTTCAATTTGCGTAATAACTTTACCAGGGTAATTTCGTAACGCTGTGTAAATTTCATTCGCAGCATCAACTTCTCCGCCTCCTGAATTAATTCCAATTTCTAAATCAGAAACATCAGTAGGTAAGTTGCCTAAAATATCAGTTGGTGAGGTAACAGTCATGCCTAACCAATCACGATATATTTCTGCATCATCATCATTAGTGATCATGCCTTTAATATCTAACTTCATTCACTTTCTCCTTTCCCCTGCGTCGATGGAACATAGACAGGTAAATTATTAGGTAACACACCATATTGCTTCAGCATAAATTCAGCCTGCGCTTGACCCAAAGTGCCAACTTTAACCATGTCGTTGATTTGGCTAACACGGGTAGCGTCGTCAACATATTGCATATCAAGTGTTAAATCTTCTGCATTCATTTTCAAAGCAATTTCATCAATTTCTGGGGCTACATAACTAATTAAGTTCTCGTAGTACAAGTTCTTGATTTGTGTGCTGTTGCTGTGCTGACTTTCTGTACTATTACCACCCCCTAACATGTCTACAGGTACACCAAACGCCTTACTAATCTGATTAGCAGAATACTCTGCGTTATTGTTTAACGCTTTGAATACATCAGCTTTCATCTCAAATTGACTGAACGTAGAATTGGAATCCAAAACCATCAGTCGGCCATTATTTGAGCCGTTATTAGCTTTTTCAAATGCATCACGTGCTGCATCAGCATCACCCTGTTCCAGCAGTGCGTTACTAATCTGTAAAACAGAAGTTGGCGTGATACGATTTTTAATCAAGTTCAAGCTTTGGTCTGTACTTGCTGTTGAAACGGTCAGCTCTTTAGTCAAACTTTCTAACGGTGACATCCCCACAAGATATTGATAGGTTGCGTCAGGCATTAACCTAAAGTGAAGTATCTTGTCTTGTGTTAATTTGCGTTGAGGGTGGTTGTTGTATTCAGCCAACGTATAAACTGCACCTTGATTCGCATTGTCAATATCAATACTAATAATCGAAGATGGCGGTATTTGTTCTAAATAATCCAAATCCAACGGTACATAAGCGTTACCACTCAATAACAATTGAATAATGACACCCTGCCAAAATGAAAAACGACCAATCAACTTTGAAGGTTGGTTAAGTCGTTCGCTTACGTACGTGTTTTCAGTTTTAAATTTAGCACTAGCAATATCACTGGCTATTCGATTAACTACACTAAATATGTCACTGTTTTTTAGTGCGTTTGCACCACTTATATATCCAACAGGAAGACCCGCTATTTGTGAAATAACTGGATCATATCCGTGCGTACTGGGATAAGTTGTGTCACTGATTTTATGTTGTCGATTTCTCGAAGTCATTAAACCCATTCATTTATTCCCTCCTTTCCATATTGAGAATTATCGCCATGGCTATAAACAGCAGTCCTGAAACGATAAAACCAATAATTGCATTAAAATAAAAAGCACCGATATCAATCAGCGCTATTCCTATAATAAATAGAATTGCCGCTAGCCAGTTATCAAAAAAATTAGATATACTTTTCATAATTTTTACTATCATCCAAACATCCTCTTAAAGTAATCTTTCTTCTCATCACGGCTCAAATCATTAAACGGATTATAATCATCCCCTTTAAAATCTTCAAAATAGAACTGTGCTCCAGTATGTGCGTTGACCAATGCATCAGATGTATCGATATGATCACTTGTTCTATTCAAACGATCAATTTTAACAGCTCCACCTCTGTCTTCAATCAACACAGCATTTGTGAATCCGTCAATCAAAAGTGGGTCATTCAAAATAGCAGCGTTTCCGTTAATGAATTGCGCTTGCAAATCTTTAGTTGGATTAGACAGCACCTGTGAAGTTGGTCGAACGGTAGATACAGGCCATTCATCGTGGTAATTTTCGATACGTTTTAATAGCCAATCAGATAAGTTGGGGTCAAGTGCTATCATCTTTACTTTCAAGTCATTGTCAGCAACGAATTTTTCTAACCAATGATAAACTTGGTCTTTATCGATAGTTCCTTCTGGACTTCTAGTTATTTCACACAGCCCTTGTTTTTCAAGCTCGCGATAATTTAAACCATCTTGTTTTTCCTTAGCTTCAATCGTTTTAGCTTGTGCAAAAGGGATAAAACTGAATTGTTTACAAAAATATTTATCACTTTTCACTTCACGATAAGGGAATATAAAACCGAATGAGGTATTATCATTACTTTGACTGCCATCAAAACCGATATAAACATCACGGCCATAAATATCGAAATCATCAATGATATTCTTCTGAATGTTCTCGAGAGATAAATAACTGTTTTGGAACTTACGACTCCAAATATTCAATGATTTATTAACAAACGTGGCAAGTTCACCACTTCTGTCAGCATCATCTCTGTCTTTAATCAAACTACTTATTTCAGACTTATACTTGTCCTCGTCCATTTCGTTCAGGTTAGGATTTGATTTACTCCAAGTATTTTCTTCAAATACTTCATTTTCACTATCTTGAGCATAAATAATTTGAAATGTATTATCTGCTTCACGCGAATCATCTTGTTCCATAATCTTGCGCATCAAATCTTGGTCTTTTTTGAATTTAACCTTAGCATTAGGATAAGCGGTAGATATCTTGACAAACATACGATTTTTTATACCGTTTTGACCAGATGTTATTTGTCGTAATGTTTCGTTTTTATCAGGTTTAAGATTACCAATTTCATCATAAACAGCAATAACATTGTGAAATGAATCGAATCCGCCACCTTCTGATGTCCCTTTACGAATGGTGTTCTTGCTGATACGCCCTATTACTTGTTGTGTTTGTGCATCAACATCATTTTCTTTAGCCCAAGCAGAAAACTCTGGCATTTTTAATAGCTTCTTAGCCTGAATAGAAACATCGTTAAATAACTTAGTGGCGTGTTCACTATCATAACTAGCAACCAGAAAATCTTGTGACGTTGCTTCCGCAGCGACCATAAAGTAATAAAAGTTAACCAACATGGATGCAATAAACGTTTTGCCCTGTCTACGAGCAACGCTTATGTTAGATGTGGTAAATCTTGTACCATTTTCTTCCGTACGCCAACCCAATAAACTATCTAATATAAACGACTGCCAATTATACGGCTTCAAAGTGACCTTAAAATTATCAGGGTTAGGTAGTATTCTTGTAAAATTCTCAATCATAGTTACATATGCGGTGTCATAGTGATATGGAAAATCGTTGTCACGTTGTCTACCCAAATCTTGCATATGCCTAAAACAAGCTAGTTGCGCATCTCGACCAGCTATATACTTATCAGTGAACAAAACATCAAAAGCATACTGAGTAGCTGGATCATTATATTTATCTAAATAACGTTTATAACGTCTTTTTTCTGATTTAACAGTACCTTTAACGTCTTTTACACCTACTAAATTAAATGTCTGCACCGAACTTCACCAACCTTAAATTATCTTGCTTGTTTTCCTTAACACCAATGTCACTAGGAACCAGTTGACCAGACCTTGCATCAAACGATAATCCTAAGTCAACAGCTAATGATTTTAAAGTCTTGATACTATCATTCATTATTGAGTATGCAGGATTTTTCTTTGAACGATCATATTGTGTTTCTTTACCCACGACCACTTCTTCACCTGTTTCTTTGTCGACTTCTGTTTTATCAACTTCAAAACTAACAAATATGCCATTCTTTTGAACATCGGATTCAGCCATTCGATATGTACCATACAAAGAACAAAACGCTTCCAAATTAACTGTATCAATTTGTTTGATTGTTCCAAGACGCTTTAGTTCCGGAACTAACTTTCGCCAAAGTGTCACACCATAACCATCCAAATGACGAGGAGGGTTGTCTTGCAGTTCAGTAAGCTCACTTTGTTTTTCTTGGAACTCTAAATTACTTTCACGTTGGTCTGCTCTGACAGATTCATCAGTGCTAGTCGTCCGTTTGCGACCTGAATTACGTTTATTTACCAAACAAACACCCCCTTTCGTCAAAAGTTTGTGGTATACTAAATGCATATTAATAACACGTTAAACGTTGATATAACAACGTTTCAAATTTTAAAATAGCCCATTCAAAAATTTTTGATTTCTGCATTTACGAAAAACGAGGACGCCACCTTGTGACGCTCCCTCCGTTTACCCCCCACCCGGGGGTATTTTTTATTTATACCCGAATAATAATCAAATATACTGCTAAGTTAATATGTAAAAGCCGTACGATTATATTGTTAAGCTACTAATTAAAGAAAAGAATCAAATCTTTTGCTCGTCAAGTGATAAACCGGAAGACAACTGATGGAATTATCTCCAAACGGAATTATTTTCGTTCTCTTTTTCTTATTCTTATTCAACAATTTCAATCTAATCAATTCATTTGTTAGTTGATCAGCTTTGTTGTTCGTTCTGTTCTTCATATCTATTCCTTTCGTTGATGAACAATAGCTTGAATGATTAACAACCAATAACTAATGATGATAAGTAAGTTCATTATCAAATGTTAAACAACATCAATCATCTTTCCTTTCGTCATGACGTTTGATTGAATCAAGTATCCATTGTCTTACTTCATTCTTACACCATGACTTGCTAGTATCTATGTTCTCTAGGAATAAGCCGTCAGTATAGACATCATCTTCAAGCATACCTTTGTACCAATGACACCTCTTGCATATCACCCATAGATTATCCTTATCCAGTTGCTTACGCTTATCTATCTTTCTGGGGATGATATGGTCTACAACTAAGTAACCTTTGGTTGTACTTGTACGTCCACAACATTCACATGTGAACATAGCTTGTTGCTTGAGTCCTGCTGATAGATGCTTCCACATCTTATTGTGGTAGAACTCATTGGCTTCTTTGTCACGCTTGTTAGCGTTGTACTCACGCTGTTGTCGCTTACGTTCATAAGATGACTTAGGTTTGAACTCTGGCTTAGGTCGATACATTGCCTTGTGTATCTCACAGTATGGATTGTCTTGTGCATAAGGTATGGTATTGTGACAGTCAGGCTTACGGCATATCTTTACTCTAGCCATACTTACTCCTTAAATTTATGTATACAAAAAGCCCAACTCAATTTAATGAGCTGAGCTTACATCACTTGAACAAACTCCAAATACTTTTGGTTGTCTTGTGATAAACACTATTCTTTACTGACTTACTAGGATTAGTAATTAAGCCAGTTCCTTTCTTGCCATACGCAGGATTGATAGCTGACTTAACTGCTCGCTTAGCACGTCCAGTTGTTCTAGCACTGATAGACTTCTTGATAGATGGTATTCTCATTCCAAACTTCATATACTCATACCTCACTTTATGACTACATTATAGTTCTTTTGATAGCGATTTCATAACTTTTCTATCGACCAACCATACACAACTAATCCCATACACCAATTAATAACAATACTAACTATCCTAAACAAAGCATGGTCTTGTTGACAAACAACTACATATACTATTCCAAACAAAGCGAGCAACGTGATAATGGTCATCAATACTGTAATAGTTGTTCTTAATACTCTAGTCATCTTTTCTCCTCATTCACTGCAAAATAAAAAGCGCTCAAGCGCTTGTTGATTAACTTATCTTTTTAACTTTAGACTTTAATTTTCCGAAATAAATATTATCTTGTTGATCAATAGCATATATTAAAAGTCTTCTGTGTTTATCTTTTGCTAAACCACCTAGATATTCTATTGGAAACTCTTCTTTGTTTATCGATAACCCGCTTTTAGAAGGAATGTGTAAGGCGACGGTATTATGATATAGTGCGTAACTTTTTTCAAAGTCGGTCCATATATTCTCGAGCTTGAACTTACTGTTTGTAATCCCACATTCTTTTACGTCTATATCAATCAATCCTATATTTGTTAAGTTGATTTTAAGATAGGTATCATTTATGTCTTCAGGTAACATTTCTCCAGTGTTTTTATCTTCTAGGTAGACACAACCATACTGGTAGAGCATGATACCTTTTAGTTTTAACTTCACTTGCTTTTCAAACTTACTACTTAAAATACCGAAAAATATCGCCATTGCTGCTAGTATGCCGCTTGTCCACTCTGCCCAGCTTCCAGTATCTAATCCTAAAAACATCATCTCAAACCTCCAATAGCAGTAATTATACTACTAGAGAGACATGGGTTGGATTAGAAATTAAAAATCAACCATATATTAAATACAAAACAAATAGAATGAACCAACTAACCTTAACAATATGAAATATATCAAGCAATAGTACTATAAATAAGACTGTGCCAACTCTATTTTTAACTTGCTCATCTTCTGTTTTAGTAATCATCAAGATATTCTCCTAAACGTGCCACTCGGCAACTAAATAAAGTGTTCGACTTTCAATCGGTCATCATTGTACTCAAGTGCATACATCAATTTGTTTGAACCAACAAAGCCGTTTATGGTTTCCCAATCATCACTAGGTTTCGGTGTTGAGAACTGTCTGAACACAACACCGTTTTGGTCTTCTGTCTTATCAAAGTGAAGATGCCCTGAATGTATTTCAGTTGTCGTTGCAATTCCCCACAAGTGTCTGCATTCATTAGCTAGTATCTGTGCAGGATTCTTTTTGTTGACATTGCCGTGTTGAATTGAAATAAGTACATGTCCTAATAAGTAAGCTGTGCGATAACGGTTATTCACATCTACTTGAGCTTGTTTGAATCGTTCTTTAATCCAGATCATAAACATGTACGATATATCAAAGTCGTGATTACCACCGACCGACTTAATCATCACCGTGTTAGCGTTCTCCAACGCTGTAACAACAATGGCTTCTGTAAATTGCATAGCTTCATCAATTGCCTTTGGCATATCAACATCTTCAAGTATTGTGCCGCTAACCGTCTCAGTGCTGTTAATCTTATCAGAATGAAGCATGTCTCCAATCATCTCAATAACAATCGTTCCATAGCCTTGCTTAATGATGTCTAGTAGTTCTGACAACTTGTCTTGTACATCAGATAAATGAGTGATACCCCAATGGTTGTCTGTAATCGGTATAACTAGGTTACGCTTACGTGATGAATCTAATGAGTGTTTAACTTTAAGCGGTTTAATGTCACGTGTTAATACTTCGACTGCTCGTTTGATATCATTATCAACTTTAGGTTTAACCGTAATCTTAGACTGGTACAAATCAATCAAGCCATTCTCAACACTGTTCTGTTGCCAGAAGTTATTGCGTGCTGATATGATATCCCAATCATCAGGATTAAACCCGTGTGCTCTTAACACAAACTCTGGGTCTTTAGCCTGCTCTGCAGTCATCTGCATTGTCGTAGATGATGTTGTGCTACCGTCCTTATTGATGACAATTTCGGTACCACGCTTCACATCTTTAACTTTAGATTTTGGTTTGCCTTTATAATGGCTACTGGTATGGCCTGTTGCGATAAACCTTGCAACCGTACGTCTGCTAAAGTTAATGCCATATTCATCGAACATCTGTTGCGCAACTTTAGGCGACGATAAACCTTGTTTGCTTAATTCGATGATTCTATTCTTTTGTTCATCAGTCCAATTCAAACGAATCATCACTGCCACTTCCTATCTTCGTAAAAAGCATCTTTGCGCTTGTCTGTGTGATGTCTGCGTTTAGATGCTTTGTTTTGTTTCCTGCTGTATTGTCTTTGTTTGTCAATTTTGCGGTAGACGTTTAATTCATCATCACTGGCGACAAGTCCATAATCTTTATCGATTTTCATAGTTTCTCCAGACAAAAGGTCCAACCTGCGTATCTGTTTTAGATTCGCAAATTGGACCGTGTATTTTTATGTCACATATGTAAAACAGGTCGATTTCGACCAGTTTAGTTTTAAGATGTTATATATCCTATTATTAGGGTGTTTGTATATTTGCAACCATCATTTTTGATGGTCTCAACTATTCATTCTTAATAGTTGAATGTGGTTATTTCCGTTTTGGAAACTACCACTATGTACATTTAACTGAATTTACCACCAACAGTTAGAAATTAGAACCTGACCAGTATGCAGTTCCTCCACCTCGCTAATTCGATATTAATCAAAAGAGTTAGTGCGCTTTTCGTATACCTGGAAACTATGTACGATAAAGACAGGCAAATGTCATTATCCTAAGTTGTGTTTGCGTGTGACCGCAATGTGAATGGTTGGATTCGAACCGACGTATATTTAACGTCCTTTACGACAGCCAGCTCAACCAACTGAACTACATTCACCCACAGAAATCACCTAACTAGTATAAAGTCGCTTTCAATTGAATTAGCAACTATGGTGATAACCGCTACGTATTATTTCAAGCCTCGTCAGGCTGGAGGGCATGACCCTCTATTAACAGAGCAAGGATTTGCACCTTACATGTTTGGTTAGGTGCTCAAGTCAGCGAACCCAATAACCCCAAACTACATACGAAGACTGACTGTTTATAGCGTTTACCTATTCCGCCACCTGTCATAATGATAGATATTCCAACCTATCGTATTTTTACATACACAGTGGCTTTTTCCGAAGCGTGTGTAACGGAGTGATTAGAAAAATAAGAAACAGCATCGCTGACATTTCGTAGAAAAGAATCACTCAATCTTTTTTCGGATATGCTTTTAATGGATGAGCAATAACCCAGACACTATTTTGATTGTGAGTATTTTTTTAAGTCAAAGAAAAAAGCACCCTAAGATGCTTTTGTGATGACCCGTGCCATTCTTGCAATATATCATAACTTTTCAGGAGATTAGATATTTCTAGATCACCACATGTTAAATGCTAGCACATTGAGTTACTGTTGTCACTAACATGTTATGTACGGTGTCTCACTCCTTTTAGTGAGAAAGAAGTTAAACAAAGTAAATCGAGAATGTTCATGTGAGACACCATGAAAATAATATTAACATTGTTTTCTGTGAATTACTATACCGTTTTCAATATGATTGATAATTATCAACAATACAATTATCACATCATTTTTAGGTCGAAAACTATCTAAAAACTCGCATGTTTTTGCTACTCCGAGTTATCCACAGGTTGATAAGCAAACACCGACTTTCTATATATCTGCTTAATGTTCTGCAAATCTCTATGGCACTGGCTCTCTGATTTAGAAAGTATTCTGGCTACCTGACTCCAACTGCGCTTACGTCTACGATCATATCGCAAGGATAGCATGGCTCTTTCTTCCTCAGTGAGTATCTTCAAAAAGTTAGACATGCACCACTTGTCACGGATAAAGGACTGTAACGCATAGTCACTCTCTTCAATGATTATCTGATTATCCAGAACTCTGTTTTCTTTGTTTTGAGCAGTACCACCGCCTATATTTTCATCAATAGTTTCAGGTGTCTGCAATTCGATTTTACGTAGCTTAATTTGCATATCAATTACACCTGAATAATAGTCACTTAGGTATCTGTCTATTCTATCTGCCACACTCCGCTCCTCTTAATGATATAATTACCAAAAAATAAAAGGTCAATTTAATACATATGACACAACTTATACTTTACATTCTGATATATTCAATGATTTTTTTCTTATCAATTACTTTAATAATTGGATTTCTTATCCATAGTCACGGTACCAAAATTATTTCGGTATTTGGTATTTTCATACAAGTATTAATACTAGCCTATCTACACTTATAAAAAAGTATTTCAATGACTGTGAATTTCTTGTGCCATTCGTTCATGTTAGTCACCTTATAAATCAAAACCAAATGCTGCGTTCATGCTGTAATCATCTTGATATTCATTTTGACCATCAAGAAATCCCAAAGAATAATCATCTTTTGATATTTCTGGAACTTTAAGCAACCGTTGCTTTCTTATATCGTCAGCCCTGTTTGTTCCGAGTGTTAGCATTTCGATTTGTTCTGCCGTGTAACCATCTTTATGTCCCACTTTATAATAATCGATAGTTTCTTTTGTCATTTTTCGTTGGCAGAAAAGACATTGGTCATATCCTTTATTAACTCTACGTTTTAAACACAACTGGCACCATTCTTGGTCACCGACCCGATTTTGTGTGTTCATAACTATTTATCTCCCAATCCCACGCTCTGTAAGCTAACTATTTTCATCTCATTACACTTTCTAATGCCTCCACCCACTCTGTCGGTTACAGAGTTACGCAAATAACCCCTTTACCCTTACCCTATATAAAATATATATATATATATGGTAGATTGTAAAATTAAACCGAAC